AACTTTCCTGACTAACCGTCACTTGTTGCCATATCTCACTACTAGTGAAGAGATGGAGATCAAGTTTTTGGAAGCCCGCAATGGTGAGCTTAAAGTAAACTTTAAAACTCATAACTCTGCTGGTCAGAGGGTCATTAATTATGCTATCGTTAAAGATGAAGAAGGAAGAGATACAGATGCTGTTCTCCTAACAGTGCCTGGCAGTCTAGCGTCATTCCCATCCATAGTGAAACACTTTGTGGATAGAAAATTTCATGCGCGCGTCCCTACCCGATCTGGAACTTTAATAGTACCAAGGTATACGCGCAAAGATGCAGACAACAAATGGGATAGAACATCTCCAATAACTTTAGAGCGAGATCATACTGACATTACCTATGTCGGTTCCAAAACATTGACTATGAACAGTGCTGGCTCCAAAAAGTATTCTCAAACTCTTAGCCGCTTCTATCAACATTACGCAGATACTGATGGTGGTGATTGTGGATCACTACTCTTGGTGCGTGATGTGACAGAACAGCGGAAAATATGTGCCCTACACGCTGCTAGTATGGATACTGATGCTGCTAATGTTGCGCAAGCATTGTGTAGAGAGGACATAGAGGATGCTTTAGCAAAGTTGCCAAAAACTGCTACTACTCAATTGGACATGGATGAAATTGCTGAACCTTTAGATAGTGGAGAATTAGAAATGCCAATGGGGCAATTCATACCTTATGGTGTGCATAAGGAGGTCTATTCCGGAGGAATGAAAACGAGTCTCAAGCAAACAAAAATTGCAGGCAAAGTCTGGGATGTTAACAAGAAACCCGCTTTTCTTAAACCAACAGAAATAAATGGTCAAATGATTGACATATTGCCTCACAATCTCAAGAAATGTGGAATGCCATCTATTCATTTAGATGAATTAGATGTGCAAGAAGCAGGGGATAACTATTCAAAAGTCTTGATGAAAAACGCTAAACAACAGTATAAGCGAATCTTGACAGATGAAGAAGCTATTTCTGGGATTGAGGGTGACATTTATTTCCAAGGAATCAATCGTAAATCCAGTGCTGGATTCGGTTGGTCTAAGCGAACTGATGGACAACCAGGCAAAAGAAAATGGCTCGGTGAAGGCGATGAATGGGTCATCGATAACGCCGAAGTCATATCTGAACTGCGATTAAGGGAGGAAAAAGCATTGAAGAATGAGAGAGTTCCAACTATTTTTGTTGATACTTTGAAGGATGAGAAGCGTCCCATAGAAAAAGTGAACCAAGGTAAAACCCGTGCTTTTAGCGCTGGACCTATGGGTTTCACTATCGCTTTCCGTAAATATTTTGGTGGCTTTATAGCTAACCATATGTCAAACAGGATTGCGAATGAGTCTGCCGTTGGCATTAATGCTTTCGGTCCAGAATGGAACGTTTTAGCCCATAAGCTTACAAGTAAGGGAGAGAAAGTCATCGCTGGTGATTACTCAAACTTCGATGGCACTTTATGTCGCCAAATTCTTATGGAGTGTTTACGATTGATCAACAAGTGGTATAATGGAACAGAGGAGGAAGAACAAATAAGAAATGTGCTTTTCCAAGAAATCTCATCATCCGTGCATATTTGCAGAAACATAGTGTATGGCTGGACCCACTCATTGCCTTCTGGCAATCCTGCAACTGCAATCCTGAATTCCATGTATAATTCAATTTCAATGCGCATGGTCTACAAATATTGTTTGACTGATGCCTTGAATTCAGGAATCATTCCAAAGGATCGTTGTGATTTATTGCGTCAATTTAACCAACAAGTGACTATGATAGCTTATGGGGATGACAATGTCATAAACATGAGTGACGAAGTTGCTGATGCTTTCAATCAACAAACGATCTCTGAAAATTATAAAGTTCTTGGAATGACTTATACGGATGAAGCAAAGTCTGATGGTTTTGTGCCAAAGTGGAGACAATTAAATCAAGTTTCCTTTTTGAAACGTGAGTTCCGATATGATGAAGAAACCGCCATGTACATGGCTCCTCTTGAATTGGACTCAACCTTAGGTATGCTTAACTTTTTCCGAAAGGGTACTTTTGGTGAAGTTTATTGTGTAACTCAAATCATCGACTCTGCACTTCAGAATCTCTTCGCACACGGCCGCAGTGCTTATAATAAGTGGTCAAAAATCATCGAAACAGAGTTTTACTCTGTCTATTCTCCCAGACATGAAAGTGAGGTGCCGACTTTCCCTTCTTACGAAAGTATGCTCCAAAACTACATGTATGGGAAAATAGAATTTTTCCAACAAGACCTTTCGGGTGAAAGTCTTGATCAAGAAAATGTAGGAATCTAGAATTTTACCATCATCCTGTATATATTGATATTTTAACCCCTTTTGTATGTGATCTTGTAATATAATCAAAAATTCTACACACTTTAAAGTTATATATGCATTGCTATACAATTGTCAAAGGCTTGACCAACCTTGTGAGCAGCCCTCATCAACTGGTCACAGTGTGTTAGCTGGTACAGATAGCGTTGTTTGTATCAAGCGAATCTCATAACGTGCTATCATGACAAATCATATTATTTCTCTTTTTATTTGTAAATTATATTATGGACTTGAAAAACTTATCTTAGAAAATACTTTTATATCAAATGTAGGATTTTTACGTACTTATGATGAAATTTTAAGACAATATTTTAGCCTCGTATTTTATTATTTAGACAAATATGGATCTGATGCTTTTGTTTACGATATTTATAAAGAATATTGTAAAATAGGAGATCGTGATGAAGCTGAGCTCTTTGAACCATCTCATTATTTAGCTCAGTTGAGAAAGAGTGTACGAACAATTGGATTTGAGTTCAATTATGACACACCGGATTCCAAAGATTATACTTTTCCAGTTTATCCACTCGTACCTTCCCCGGATGGTGAAATGCATACTGCAACCATGCAGGGTGGCGAGATTAGGAAAACTACTGATATAGTACAAGACCTAGTGGAGAACAGTGTTAATATACCAAAAACATTGCACTTCGCCAAGGAACTCATCAAACGAATTCAGGGACCTAATTGGCAATATGAAATATACACCAATTTTCACATCTCACTATTGCAAAGTAGTTTGAGTGAGTATCCCTTAGAATCTCGAAAGAAGGCTATATCAGACTTGCTTGAATGGGCCAAA